CAGCAGCACCGCCAGCAGCACTGCCGCCGGCACCACCGCCAGCACCGCCGCCGCCAGCAGCACCGCCAGCAGCACTGCCGCCGGCACCGCCGCCGCCACCTTCACCGGACGGCGCGAAGTAAGCCCGCCGCAATCCGCTCGTGTTCATCCACCAGTGCATGGATCAGTTCTCCAACGCTTCGCGCATTGGCCGCACGGCCTCGTGTACGGCGTGCGCCTTTCCCGCCTGCTCGGACGGGAAGCGCATCGACTGCAGCAGGCCGTCGACCGCGATCAGTGCGCGTTCCACACGCTCGATGCGCTCCGGCGTCACCAGCATCAGTGCGCGTTCCACACGCTCGATGCGCTCCGGCGTCACCAGCATGATGTCCGTAGCCTTAGCGGCCGGCTTGCCCTTAGCCATTTTCCACTCCCTCCACGCCCAATGGTCCCGGCGCCAGTTCGACGCCCTGGGCGCCGTCGAACAACGACGCCTGGCCGTCGCTTTCCGGCGGCGCGGGCGCGGCTGGTGCCGCGAGTGCACGGTCGATGCGTTGCCAGACCCGGTGCATGCCGCACGCGAAGGCCGTATCCGCCTTGGTGCGCCCTGGCATGTAGATGTCCGTCCCTGCGCAAAAGCTCTTGAGATCGTCGTGGACGATTTTGGCGTCGCCAGGCCGGGCGCTCTGCGCAAACAGCCGTTGGTAGGCGGCAGCGATCTCGGTCCAGTCGCTCATGCTGCGGCCATCGCGGGCGTGCCGGCGTTCTCACGGCTGCCCTGCAGCACCTTGAGCAGCGGCGCGATGTTCTTCGCCGCCGTCGTGGCATCGAGCGCCTGTTCGGTGGCCGCCTGGTCTTCCGCGACCTGGCGCTGCGTGCCCAGCATCTGTTGGACTTGGTCGGCGCTGTTGATCCAGCGCTGCGGCACCCCGAGCACCGAGCCGACCTCGGCAATGGCGGTGATCAGGTTGGGCACGTGGGCCACGCCAGGTTCGACCTGCGTCGCCATGCCGACGATCTCCAGCCACTGGATGAACGCCCGCACTTCGGCCAGGCGCATCTGGCGCAGCGCCGGCGGCTCCAGCTTCAACTTCAGCTTGATGTCGCGGTCTTGCCACTCGGGCGGCAGCGGGCGCAGTCGTCCGTCGCGGCGGCGGATGTTGTAGGTCCGCATCACGATCTGGCCGAGCGGGCGCTGGAAGGACGTCAGCAGCGGCCCCAGCGCGCGCATCTGCTCCTCCTGCAGGCCAATGATCTGCTGCGTCGGCATGCGCGGCTCGCGCGGCAGGCGCGTGTAGTGCGTGTAGAAGTGCCGGTCGATCGCCTCGTGCAGGATCTTCGACACTTCCAGCCCGAGATCCGGGCGGCCCTCATAACGCAACGTCTGGACCGGCACATTGCCATTGCGCATCAACTCGGAGCGCACCACCAGCAGGCCGCGCGCCTCGTTCGTCGGCAGACTGACAACGCCGTCGTCGGGCACGATCGTGATCGGGTCTACCGCCTTCTCCATGCCGCGAATGGTCGACACGCGCACGCGCTGCGCCATCTGGGTGTCTTCCAGCGCGTTGTCGCCGCAGCCGCGCCCGTAGGCCTCGCCGGGCTGCGGCAAGGCCGCGAAGATCGAATAGCAGCTCTCCTCCAGGTAGGACGTCGAGATCACGTGCGCACCGTCGCACTCGATCCAGCGCACCCGATACTGCCGCTCGCGCGGCACGTCCGACCCCGGCACGAAGGCCGGGTTGCGATCCATGACGTGCAGGAACTCACGGCGCGTCGCGTTGCCGGTCTCGACTTTGGCTGCCTCTTCGATTTTGGAACTGACCTTGCCCGGCCACTTGTCGACGGCCTGGCGCGCGGTCCAGCGGCACTTCCAGCCGAAGCGCAGCAGCTCGCCATCCGTGTCCAGCTCCCACACGGCCGATGCCAGTGGCACCGGCATGTAGACCGGCAGCTTGCCCGGGCGGTCTCCCGTGTAGAACGGACCGTTGGCAAAGACCGCGTACTCTTTCGCCGCCGCTTTCAGCGCCTCGTCGAAGCGTGAGTTTGGGTCGTGCAGGTCGCCCAGGATGTCGTCGCGCGTACCCTCCAGCCACTCGCGGCCGGCGGGTGACGGGCTAAGCTCACCCTCAACCTCGAACGTGATCCACTTCTGCTGCGGGTTCGCGGCTGCCGCCACGATGTAGTCCGCCAGGTCATTGGCCGCGAGGATGCCGTGGCCGTCCACGGCGACGTTGCGATCGCGTTTGCCCTGGGTGTCGTTTTGGGCGACGAAGTCCTGTGAGCCGGGAAAGAACACCCGGCGCGCCGCCTTCCATGTCGTCTCGAAGGCCGCGCGATCGGTCTTGCCTTCCTCGTACCAGGAAATCGCGCGCTGCGGGCCGAAGGTGTCGGGGGCGGCTGCGGCCTGATCGGCCATGCTCACTGACCCCCGAGCGTGGCGCGCAGTGTGGGCGCGGCCGTGGTGGCGAGCGCGTAGTTGGTGAGGATCGAGCCCTGCCGTCCGCCGGCGCGCGCCTGGGCGGCGAGCTCGCGGCGGCGCGCCTGCTCCTCGGGCGTGCCCTCGGGGTCGGGCACGGGAGGCGGCGTCTGTTGGCGTGGCGCGCTGAAGCTCATGGTGTGCTCACATCGCCGTACTCGGGAAGAAGCCCGGCCGCCGAAGCGGCCGGGCCAGTGTCGAGAGAGGAAACTCTACGTGACTGATCATCACTGCCTAGAGACGGCGCATTAAGCACACGAAGCGACACCACTTGTCGTTCCCATAGTTGGGAACTGCTCAACATTTTGCTGAGACCGCGCCGCGTGCGCCCCGTCATGTGCTCGAGGATCTTCCACGGAATGCCCTGCGCTCGCGCCGGCGCCACCTGCGGCCCCAACGGCCGATCGGTGTCGATGATGACAGTGAGCGCGATGCGGGGCATGTCAGTGCTGCGGCCTTCGCTTCAGGCCGAAGTCGCGCTTCTTGATCTTGGCCATGCGACCGTCGGGGTGATGCCACACGACGCCTTCGATGTCTTGCGTGGCCAGCCAATCACGCAGGGCATCGAAGGTCGTGGGTACGTCCGCCAGTGGGCCGGCCGGGCCGCCGCCGTGTTTGATCAGTAGGTGAAAGCGCGCGTGCTCGGGATCGCCCTGCACCTTCGGGCCGATGAGCTCATAGGTACCATCGGACCAATGATCCGCACCGGTCCACGCCTCGCGATGCCAGCGATCCTCCGGCCCTTCGCCGATCGGGAGCCAACCGACTGTCTTGCCAGTCTCGGGATCGACATCGGCCACCTCGAAGCCTGATGGCGCCGGTTCGTCACCTTTGAGCTCGCGTCGTTTGAAGAGCCGGTAGTCGCGCACCATGCACGCCGTGCCGTCGATCTTGCGCGTCGCGATACCTTCACCGGCGAAGACCCAACCGCAATCGGGATGCGCCTTGTCGAGTACGCGCGACCGATCGCCATTCCAGTCGCGCTCGAAGATCGTGGGGATTTTCTTCATTGGTGCACCTGTCAATACTTCGCCGCGCTCTCGCCGAACATCCGCTCGCGCGTGGATGTCACGACGGTGTTGCTGCAGTGAGCGGCGGCGCGCTGGTTCAACTCGGCCACGACGTTCTCGACGATCGAGGGCACCGCGCCAGGCTTGGCCACCAAGGCGATCAGGAAGGCCGCGTTGTCGACCAGCGCCCACAAAATGTCGTTGGAGCCGGCCTGGCCGCCCGCTATCAGCACCTCCAGCGCCTTGTGCACGGCGACGGCCGCATGCTGCTGGCCGCCCGGAACTCGCAAGGGGAGTTTGTTGGCCGGCATCACTCACCCTCGCTCTTCGCTTCCGCGACCGCCTCCTGGCAGCGCGCTTCGACGCGCTCGTCGATCGCCTCGTAGTAGACGCTGAGATCGTAGGCAGTCTTACTGAGCTTGCCGCCGGTTGCGTGATAAGCGACGCAGGCAAGCACATGTGCCAGTCTCATGGCTTCCGCCTCCCACTCGGCGGCCGTCCACGAGCTGCACGGTTGCGGCTGTCGCCACTTGCCGTGGTTGGCGTTGCGCCAGGTATGCATCAAGCGAGCACATGCCAGGGCTTCGGTCACCATGTCCTGGTCGGCGAGCGGCTTTGCTCCCCGCTCAATCGCCTGGGCGCGTTGGACCGCCCACACTTCCACCAATCCTGGCGCACTCGGATCGCGCGCCAGGAGCACGAACATCGGCTCGTCCGGCAGGGCGTTGGCGAAACAATCGTAGCTACCTGGCTCAAGCTTAGTGGCCATCGTCTCCTACCCGTCGATGATGATCGGCCGTTGATGCCGCGCGACATCGCGCAGCCGGCCCGGCACGCGGCCGACGTGCGCGGGCGTTGTCACGGTGGCGTAGCCGTTCTGCTGCAGCAGCTGGCGAACGGGATTGCTGTCGTCGCGCGCGCGGCCCAGCGCACGCTCGTAACCGCCCTCCTCCATCGCGCCGTACTGGCAGGCCTCGGCGACGTGGCTGTAATCGTTCTTGTCGGGCTTCTCGTCGTAGCGCTCGACATTGGCGATGTTGAGCTTGCGCCAGCGATAGCCGCCGTTGAGCGCACCGCGCAGCACGGTGCAGGTCGGCGACAGCCAGAACATCGGCACCGTACCCTCGACCTTGAGGCAATCGTCGATCGCCTGGCGCCGCGGCTCGGGAGCGTTGGTCTTTGCCGGCAGGATGCGCACGCCGGCCTCGGCGCCGACACGCTCCATCCAGTCCCGCTCCCCTTCGACCTTGTCGCTGCCGTACTGGGCGGACGGATCGGCAACGGCACGGATGCGGCCAGGCGCGCGGAAAGCGATGTACTTGGCCGTGTCGAGCAGCGCACCAAGACGGCGGCCGAAGCGCTCCGGCCCCACGCCGTGCTCGCACACGACCTCGTCGAGCACGCGCAGCTGCGTGTCGGCGCGGCGTTGTTTCAGCACCGCCGCCGGCGAGCCGCCGGCGTCGATGCCGATGATCAGCACCAGGTTGTGGTCGGGCTGCAGTTCGTCGGGCGCCACGAAAAGCGCGTCGTCGAAATCATGCACCGGCATGCCGTCCAGGCGCCGACCGAACTTGTTGTCGACCTTGCGCTCGACCTCGTGCTTTTTCATGAAGCGCACCTGGCGCTCGTAGTAGCCCTTGGGCAGGTGCTGCAGGTTCTCGGCGCCGGGATCGCGCGCGCCGGCCTGGCGGAAGTAATGGCGGTTCTCGATCCAGCGGCGGCTGACGATCTCCCGGTGCTGCCATGTGTCGACGACGGGCGCATTCATGTCGGCCCACACGCCCGGATCGACGCTGCCGCCGTCGGCCTCGCGCGGGTAACGGCCGGCGCGCTGGAAGCACTTGCCGAAGGCAAGCTCGATGAAGGTCTGCAATTCGTTGATCCAGATCCACGTCGACTGAATGCCGGCGAAGAAGTCTTCCAGCGCCTCGTCGGACGTGATGTCGCCCAGCGCCATGAAATGCGTCTCGAGAAGGCCGGCCGTGCCGTCAGGCAGCGCCATCGTGGCGAGCTGCACGGCCGGGCCGCCGTGGCTGCCGACCCATTCGATGCCGTTTTGCGGATCGTGCTGGGGTATCCACTCCCACCATGAGGGGATGAAGTTTTCCCACAGGCGCCGATAGTCGTTCTTGAGGATGGTGAGGCGCGAGCGGCGCACGGCGTGCGCGCGTGGAACACGCGCGATTGCGCCCTTGACGATGGGCTGCGGATGCTGTCGCATGGTGCCCGCGAGCGCCTTCGCGATGAAGGTGCCGGTCTTGCCGGAACCCACCGGCCCCTGCAGGACGATCAGCTCTTCATGGGACTGGAAGGCGGCCAGCGCCTTCGGACCCGGCGGGGTCCATGGACGGATTACCGTCGCCATGGCCCGGCCTCCCTCGATACCCGTACCCGGCGAGGCAACATTGCCGGGGGTGCGAAGGCCCCCGCCCCGACCCGCTGGAGCGACCAGTCAATTGTTTCGCGCGAGGCTTCCAACAAGGCATTGGGGGACGAAAAAGTTGTACGGTTTGCGGTAGAAGCCTGTCCGACCCCCGCGCGGGCAGAGCGAGCGCCAGGGGGGGCATGCCCCCCGGCAGGGTCCCATTGCCGCACTTCGCGGCGCCGGCCTGCGATCGCAAGCGCCAGGCGCAGGCCGGCGAGCGGCCCGAGCGCGATCAGGTGCGGCCGGCAAGCTGATGGATAATCAGCCGGGGAATGCAGGCAAGTCATTGATCGCGCTCGCTTTCTGGCGCCGCGTTAGACTGCGCCGCGTTAGACTGGCCAGGTTCCGGCGCGCTAAGTGTTTGATTTTCAATGATTGTGCCCGCGACGTAGTCGAGGCGGCCAGGTGGCAGCGCCGCGAACCTCTCAAGCGCCCGCAGCGCGTCGGTATCCTCGACCTGCGCGTCACCCTGGCCATCACCCGGCCGCTGCATGAACACCCCGAAGGCAAGCGCGCCGCGGCCATCGACCTTGACCTCGGTCGGCATGGTGCTGTGTAGGTAGGGCGCGGCCACGCGCGCGGCCTCGATGATGCGCTTGAGCGCTTCCCGCGCGTCGCAGCCCAGGTAGGCCGCGAGCTCGCGCGGATCGCTGGCGTAGATCCTCGCCAGCGCCTGCAGCGGCGAGCCGTGCAGGCCGAGGATGAAGCGCCGCCAGGCCTCGGTGCTCTTGTTGCGCGCACCTGGCGGCCGGCCGACGCGGCGCTCGCCGTGCGCGACCTCGCCGCCGTCCTCGCCATCGTCCGGCGCCGCCACGATCGGGCCGGCCGCGTTCAACACCGGCAGCGCCGGCGCGAAACCAGCGCCGAGCATCAGCTGCACCGGCGCATCCGCCGGCGGCGCCTCAGTCGGCCGCTCCTCCTCGACGATCGCGGCTAAGCCATTGACCTTGCTCAATATCCGCCCCGTTTTTAATCGGTCGGAGCGGAGAGCGCCGGCCGATTGTTCCACCTTGTTGCCAGACGCTGGCAACAAAACAGGACGGCCAAGCCCTTGATATGACTACGTATATATATCTTGTTGACGTTGTTGACGTTGTTGCCATGTACCTACGGGCATACACAGGCGCGCACGCATGTAGAGACTGCTGGCAACACGTCAACAGCGGCAACAATCGTCCTAACCATCTGATTTATCAAGGTTTGTTTGTTGACGCGTTGTTGCCAAACCCCTGACCCATTGGCAACACGCCCGCTTCTCGCGGCACATCCAAAGCATGCCACAGCGCCGCGTCTTTTCCAACTGCAATCAATGGGTACGGGTGTGGTGTGGTGGATAGCCACTAGGATCTTGCCCGCCCGCGGGTGCGGGTGATCGAATGCGGCGCACGCCTGCGGCGTGCACGTGGTGTCCGTCCTAACGCGCGCCCTCTGCGATCGCGCGCGGCGCGATCGCGGCGCGCTCAACTCCTTGATTTTCCAACAAAGATTGGGTGGCAACGCCGAGCAATCAAATACCGCTTGCATCTGATCCGATTATCGGACATGCTCTTAGTCATCAACAGGGCGCCTCGCCGATGATCAGGGGCGGAGATAGACAGATGGCTTACCGTGACACCCTGCCACAAGCTGAGCGCGAGTTGGTCCGGGCGCTCGAGACCGCGCATCGCGCCGCCTACAATGCCGTCGATGTCGGGGAGCCCGAAGACACCAGCTGGTTCCAGGCCGGCACGCTGAGCGATCGTCAAGCTGCCGTCGTCGCGGCTGACCCGATCGTCAAGTTGCTAGCGGAAGCCCAGCGGATCTGGCGGGCACGCAATGCAGCCCATATCTATTACGACCATATCTGACATGGCCAACCACCCCAACCGCAGCCGCAGCGCGCGGAACGCCGACGCCGGTTTTTTTGAGGATTGGTCGGAGTGGGCCACCTGGATTTTCCCAGAGCCGGCCCTCTCTCGATACATCGTCCACGTCGCAACCTCGACCGGCGTTGATATGGTGAGCAGGATTCCCGGCACGACGGCGCAGCGCCGCGACAGGATGGACGTGTCAAATTTTGCATGGATCGTGCCCGCCGATGGCTGGCGCCACCTCCGCAAGGTTGCGCCGACTATTGCCGCAGCCGACAACAGCAAGGTCGCCCGACAGCAAGCGGCCTCGCGCCGCCTTGACGCCGCGAACCAGGAGCAATGGCAAAAACACAAGGCCGAGATGGCGACCGCCGACCCGTTGTTGCGTGAGTTGTGCGAGCGAATCAATGAGATTGCGGATGCCATGCTGCGCGACCGGATCCATGTCACGCCGTGGGAGCACGATTTTATGGCGCCGATCATCGACAAGCTGTGGCGGTATGGCCCGGCGCTCCGCGTGTCGGACAAGCAGCGCGCCGTCATTGATCGTATCTATTCTAAGGTTGGCAAATGACGCCCGCCGACCTCGACGCTGCCTGCCGTGCCCTGTTTGGCGACAGCTACAGCGCCGCACAGCTCGGCACCGCGGTCGGGATCAACGAGCGCAACGCCCGCTACTGGCTCACCGGTGAGCGAGCGCCGCGTGACCCCGACGCCGTGCGGGCAGCGCTGGTGGCGCTGCTAGTGGAGCGCGGCAGCCAGGTGCAGGCTACGCTGCGGCGGCTGAGGGGCGCGTGATGCGGGCCGCCGACACCGGCGCGCACAAAGGGGGTGTCATCACGCTCGATTGCGTCACCAGCCCGCGCCTGGTCGTCGAGTGCCGGCGATGCACCCGCAAGGGCGACTATCGCGTCAGCACGATGCGCCAGCGCTTCGGTGAGCGCGCGTCACTGGTCGACATCTTGCGCGAGTTATCGGCCGACTGTCCGCGGGCGCAGAAGGTGCGCCGGAGGATCTACAGCGATATGTGCGAAGCGCGATGGGTCGACGTCGCGAAATCGATAGGTTAACCGTCGCCCGCCGGCGCCGGCGCCGACGACGATGATGGCGGAAAAGAAGGACTAGCTAACGGCCGCGTCTGGCGTAGTGATCGTCCAGCATGGCCAGCGCCTGGCGCAGCACGTCACGCAGATCGCGCTTGCCCCAGAACGTCACAGCTGAGCTGTCGTCGTCACCAGGCCGGTGCATGAACGGCCCTTGATGCTGCTGGCCGTTCACGGTCGCCGGCAGTTCGAGATAGAGGCGCAGACCCGTAAACGTTTGCCCGTCGATCTCCTTGCTGATGATCTCGACGCGCTCGGTCATTTCCTCGGCGTAAACGTTAACTCGCATTTGTCTTCCTCCTCCTTGACCTCGCCCAGCAGCGCGCCGATCGGCACGCAGACACACCATTGCGGGCCGGCGTCGATGCGCTGCTTCGCGTCGAACGCGCCCGGCACACGCTTGGCCGCCTGGACCCAGACGCCGGCCTGCCAGCGCGTGCCGTGAAAGATGCGCTCCAGGCCGTTGGCCGACATCGCGATCGCCAGGTGCGGCGAGCGCTCGCGGCCCGCGACGCGCGGGCGCACCACGCGCAGGCCGATGCGGATCAGGCCATCCTGCGCCTTGTCCGGCGTGATCTCGGCCGGCAGTAGCGTGCGCTCGTCGTGGTCGCGGCGCGCCTCGTCCAGCTCGAGCGGCCGCAGTTGGGCTGCGATCGCGGCGAGCTGGCGCACGGTGTAGCGCTGGCCCTTGTCCCATGGCTCGATCAGGCTGGAGCCCAGCTTGCCCAGCATCTGATCGTGATCGCGGCCGGCCGCCTCCAGCAGCTTCTTGATGTCCGGCACAAGCGGTTGCGCTAGTTCTTCCACGTCATCCTCCGTTGCTACGGTGTCGAACAGCAGCGCGTGCTGCATGGCGAGCACGGTGCCGAACACGTCGGCCGACCGGTTGCCTATGTTGCTGCTGAGGTAGTCCCACCATGGCGCCATCAACTCATCCCAGCGCGACCAGGCGTCGATGATGCGCCGGCGGAACGCCTGGCCGATGACACCTACGCGCGCCGCATCCCAGCGGAAGCGGCCGGAACCGCCCTGCAGCGGCTGCAGTTCCATGAGCAGCAGCCGGCTGAGATCCTGCGGCGGCAACGGCAGGCGCAGGATCGAGGAAAACATGAAGCAGCTGGTGACGGTGAACTCGACCGCCTTGTGGTCGGCGCCGCCGCGCGTGATGGTGCCCTTGGACGCGGCGCGCCGCATCAATTCGACGATGGCCGTGCGCTTCCTGTTTTCGGCGTCGGCTTCGAGTTCATCGATGGCCACGGGCAGCGCGCGAAAGCCGAGCCGCTGCCAGATGCCGGCGCCCGAGGCATCATCGGACTGCACCACGCAGCGCTGCGCGCCGCCCATCGCGGTGTAGGTCACGCGCTGCAGCTCGCTCTTGCCGTTGCTGTAGTCGCCCGTGAACCACTCTGACGGCCGCCACTGCAGCGCGCCCGACACGATGGCGCAGCCGGTGAAGCCCAGGTGCAGGCGCGCGTCCAGTTCACCACGCGCCCACTGCCACCGGCGATATAGCTGCAGCAGCTCGCCGGCCGGCCCCGACCAGGTCCCGGCGGCCGGATCCCACGTCGAGGCGATCGCCTCGCTGCGCGACAGGGGTCGGGGCTGGCGTGCGCCCATGGGATAGACCAGCTCGCCGATCTGGCCTGGCGACTGCGACCGCTCGCGGCCCTCCTCCTCCCAGCTCACGATCGCGTCGCCCATGTGCCACATCAGGCGGCTGGCGTCGTCGCGCCAGGCGCCGACGCCGCGCACGCGCTGCATCGGCTCGAACGTGCCACCGGTCGACGCTTCGCCGCACGCCGCGACCAGCGCTCGCTTGAGGCGGTCGCGGTCGATGCCGTTGATGTCGCCGTGCTGATTGACGCGCGGAAAATGCTCATCGGCCCAGCGCTGCGCATGCTTGGCCTTGAACAGATCATCGACGCCATTTTGCCCCAGCTCGCCCGCTTCCTTGGGGACGAACTGGCCGAGCGCGTCGATGAAATAGTAGGTGCTGCCGTCAACGCCCAGGCATGTCACCGGGCAGTCCGCCGGCAGCGGCTTGAACGGCTTGCCGCCGCCCTTCTTCTTACGGCTGGGTGCGGGGTCATCGTCGGACGCATCATCGGCCGGCGGCGGCGGAGCCTTGCCGCCGTTGCCGGTAGCGGTCCGCGCCTCCTCCTCGCGCCGACGCCGCGCGTCTTCCAGCGACACGACAGCCGCCCGCTCCTGCTCGTTGTTGAAATACGACGCGAGGGCCGACGCGTTGTCAGGCGGCTCGTTAGGGTCTGGCGTCTTGGGAGCGTCGGCCATTGTAGGTCTTCCTTACGCGGTACTACGTCGCGGCGCGCCGCAACATGTCGTTCCAGTCCTGGATGCCTGGCGGCGGCCCGACGGGCAGGCATTCGCGGCCGGCAGTGCGGTGCGCCGCGACCGCGCGCTCGCGCCCGAGGCGGGCGGCCCCGTTGCCGTCGTCGCGATCGTGTGCCAGCACGACGCGCGCGAAGCACGCTGGCAATTCGACGTTGGCCAGCCCGGCGAGCGAGCCGGTGGCGCCGATGCGCCTAGCCGGCATGACGGACGCGAGCGCAAAGCCGTTCTCGATGCCCTCGGTCAGCGTGATTTCGCTGTTCTCCGGCGCGCGCGACCACGGCACGCCGCGCTTGATCTCGCCGGTGCGTGGATCGACACGCTCACCAGCCCACAGGCGGATGCAGCAGCCTGTCGTGGGACCAAGCACGATCTTGCCCTTGATCGGCTTGCCGACGCGGTCCCTGCCCTCGTGTTCCTCGCGAACACGGTCCCAGCGATCGCCGTCGCGCTGCACCAGGTAGGTGCGGTGGATCGCGACCAGCTCGCCGGCCAGGTTCACATAGCAGGCCACCATCGCGGGCAGCTTACGACCCAGCTGCGGGTGGTCGAGCGCCGGCGCGAATTTCAGGCAGCCGGGCACGTGGTTCCAATGCGTCGACAGCTTGCGCAGTGAGATGCCGCGACCGGCGAGATACCCCTCGACTGGCGTGTCGAGGATCTGGTCCTGCAGCTCACGGAACCAGATGCGCCGCGCCAGCACACGATTGGCCTTGGCCTGGCGCTCGGCATCGACTGCCGCTCGCTTGGCGGCCAGCGCGCGCCGGCGGATGTCTTCATCGCTCAACGTCGGCACGCGTCCGCCGAGCCAGTCGAGCGCAAAGGCATACGCATCCTTCATCGGCAGATGCTTGGCGTAGGCGATCAGGCCCAACGCGTCGCCGCCGATCTGACCACCGCCGTGGTGACACCAGATGCCGCGCTTGGCGCCCTTCGTGACTACGACCAGGCTGTCACCCGGCCCGCCGTCTCGCGTGCTGTCCGCCCACCATTCCCCGCGCCGCGCATTTTCGTGCGAACAGCCGATGAGGTCGGGCAACAAGCGCTCCAGCACGCCTGTCGCCGCCAGGGCGGCGTTGACATCGGCGATCGAGAAGCGCGGCCGCATCACCAACATCCGTGCACACAAGCGACGCCAACGATCGCGAGGCAGGCACCGACCAGGCCGCCGGCGACGATCAGCGGCGTCATGGCGAGGGCGAACAGCCAGCCGATGGCGCCCATGATGATGACGCCGGCGAGCGCGCCGAGCGGAACAAGTGCGGCGATCATGCCGGCCTCGGCGCGGCGGTGGCTTTGCGGATGTGGCGCTGCGCCCAGCAGGCGGCCTCGACCACGGCGCCAAGCGGCGAGGCGACCGGTATCGGCGCGCCGTCGAACAGATCGACCAAGCCGGCGTGGTCGTCGTGCGAGCGGGTCGAGGCCAGCTTGTCGCGCAGGCCGTGCGGCGAGAAGCCCAGCCGCAGCAGGAACGACACGGTACGGCCGAAGTCGTCCATCACCCGTTCCATCAGCGCGTCGCGATGCGCCGGCTGGTCGCGGTCCTGGCCGTGGCCGGGCCGTACGAACACCTCGACCACGTCGAGCGTACTGGGATCGATGCCGCAGCCGCAGAACAGCGTGAGCGCATAGCCGCGGTCGGGCTGGCTGTAGACGCACTTGACCATGATCTGCGGCCGACGCGCGGGCAGCGGCCGCAGGATCGCCTGGCCGCCCGCCTCAAGCTGGCGCCGCTCGGCTACGTTCTCTTCGATCTGCGCCAGGCGTGCCGACAAGGCGAGATGGTGGGCGTCCATGTCAGCGCCTCGCCGGGCGGTGCTTGCGCGCCAGGCGCGCCTTGTTGGTGGCGTTGCGATAGGTCCGCCGCACAACGGCGCCCCATGGATCGGTCCAGATGTGCCCGAGCTTCAGGCGGGCCGGCGGGCGGCTCTTGTGGCGATCGCATCGATCGCTGTCGTGGTCGGCGAGCAGCCGACGCTCGGCGGCGTTCATGTCAGGCCGCCGCCTTGATGACGCGCGCCGTGGCGTTCTTGCGCTGCCAGCCGCGCTTGCGCGCCATCAGGTTGACGGTGGTCACGTGGCAGCCGTGCCGCGCGGCAATCTCGGCCGAGGGATCGCCGCGCTCGAATTCCGCCTGCATGGTCCCGTCGTCGAGGTCGCTGCGCGGACCGCACTTGGCGCGTGCGGCCGGATCTGGCGACGCGCCACGCGGTCGCTTTGCTACGGGCGTCGCCCCCCCCCGGCGACAGCATGCTTTCAAGCGCCGCGATCGCGACATCGATGCGCTCGCGCTGCGCGCGCAGCGCGTCGAGGGCTGGTTGGATCGGATCGTTGTCCCGCATGGGCGTCTCTCTCCCCTCGAAAAACCCCGGCGCACACGGTGCGCCGGGGAGGTGTTAGATGATTAGGACGAAGGGCTTGGCCGTCCGTCCGCTCGGCTCGCACCGAGGTCGTTGTCCCGCTGGGCAAGCCAGCCGGGATCATTCGCGTTGCGTTCCTTGATCCACGTGCCGGCCCGGCGGTGCCAGCGCTCGCCGTTGGCGGCGTGTTCCACGCGGCACGAGCTGCGGCGGTAGTGCTTGTCGGCGTTGTTCATCGCCGCGCTCAACGTGTTGTGCGGCAGGCCCCGGCTCCCGAACACGAGGCGGCCGTTGTCGACCACGTCCAGGCGCCAGGGCCTGCCGGCGCTCATGACCCTTCGCTCCCGCTCACGGCAGGCCCCTCGCCACGTTCGGCCAAGGCGGGCAGATCGAAGATGTCGTTGGGTGTCACTGCGCCCTCGGTGGCGCGGTACAGCCGGACAGCGGAGTCACGGTCGGGATAGACCTTGTCGGGGTGGCCCTGCGGCAGCGCCCACTTGCGCACCGTCGAGGGCGAGCGGTCGACCGCCTCCGCCAGCCGCGAGATCGCGCCCCGACCGCCTTGCCTGATCCGTTCGTCCAGCCGCATCGCCTAGCCTTTGTCGCATGGTGACAAAACCGCACCACATTTAGTGGCTGGCGTAATTAGTCGTATAACGACAGAATAAAGTCAAGCCCACGTCGGAATCGGGCTTGGCGACAGCCGCAATTCTGCCGGGAAACGGGCGTGCTAGTTCTATCGTGTGGCGACCAAATAGCCCGCATGGCGGGCCGCCCACCGAGCGAGAAAACCGGACCGTTTCCCAACAGGGTGCGGGAGCTTCGGCTCGCCGCCGGCATAACCCAGCGTGAACTCGCCGACCGCATCGGGCTGTCGCCCGGCCAGGTCGGCAAGATCGAGCGCGGCGAGAACAAGCTGCATAGCGTCCACGTGGAACGGCTCAGCCAGGCGCTTCGTTGCCAGCGTTGGGAACTATTCTCCGACGCCGCAAGCGCGACACAGACAGCCTTGCTAGCGCTGCTGGATCAGTTGTCGCCCGAGGACCAGGACAGATTGCTCAACTTCGGTCGCGCGCTCGCGCAATCGGCGGCCCCCTCGGCCACGGACGCAGACAGCGCACGCCGCAAGGCCGGCTAGACCGGCGGCGCGCTTCGGGCGCGCGTGTTTACCGATCGTTGACGAATCGTTCCACCCTGCCGCGCCCTTCTTACGCGCTGCCGCAAGCGCTTAGCGCCGGCAGTTTGCGTGACAATTCAACAAGATTCACCCGCAAATGGATAGATCGCCGGGCGTTTATGCACAGCTGTGGATGTTCTATTTTGTCTTTTTACGACTTAATTCTGGTTGACTGATTTTGTCGTATAGCGACTTAATAAGACGGTCACCCGCCCTGCTACCGGGGCTCAACCATTGGGAACCGTCGAATGCCTCTGCCGAAATGCGAGAACTGCGATAACTGGCGCCGCCGGCACCGCGATGCCCGCGAGGGCACATGCCACCTGCGCCCGCCGGCCGTGATCGTGTCGCCCGCGTCTTCCGGCGCGATGAGCGCCTGGCCGATCACCTATGCCGACGACGGCTGCCGCGTTGGCTTCCTGCACAAACTGCCGCCCGCGCTCGAGGACGTATCGGAAAGTCCCGTCGTCGCACTGGCGCGCCGGGCGGCGCGGGGCGAGCCGCTGCTGCGAGGCGACCATGGCTAAGGCGTCCCAGACGCTGGCCGCGCGCGTCAAGGCGCGGCGCACCGAGCGGGGCCTGTCCATGGCCGACGTCGTTGCGGTGGCGGCCAAGGGCAAGCATCGGCTGGGCAAGGCCACGATCTCCTCGATCGAGGCCGGCAAGCTCAATCCCAGCCTCGACGTCCTGCGCGCCGTGGCGGCCGGGCTGGACTGCCAGGTGTCCGACCTGGTCGACGGCCAGACGCACGCCGTGCGCATGGTGGCCGCCGGTCATCTGCGGCCCTCGCCGTTCAACCCGCGCAGCATCAAGGCCAGCAGCGATGGCTTGGACGGGTCCATCCAGGACGTGGGCGTGCTGCTGCCCCTGATCGCACGCCCGCTGCCGGCCGAGGACGGCACGCATCCCGGCGGTGCGCAGTTCGAGATCATCGCCGGCGAGCGGCGCTGGCGCAGCGCCATGGCCGTCCATGGCCCGAAGCACTTGTTGCCGGTGCGGATCTGCGAAGCCGACGACCGGACCGCACTGCGCCTGGCGCTCACGGAGAACATCCAGCGGGCCGACATGCACCCGCTCGATGTGGCCGAAGCCTTCAAGCGGCTTGCCGACCACGGCGACAGCACCGATCAGATCGCCGGCGCCTTCGGCAAGGGCAAGCGCGTGGTGCAGGAATACATCAGCGTCGCGCGCCACTGCACCAACGGAGCCAAGAATGCGCTGACATCGGGTTTCATTTCGATCAGCCATGCCATCGCGCTCGCCGGCGAACGCGATGAGAAGCGACAGAACGAACTGGTCACCCGCGTTGCTCGAGAACGGCTCAGCGAGGACGACGTCCGCGCGGCGATCGCCGGCACCAAGGCCGTGACGCGCGCGGCGGCGCCGCCAGCGACGGCAACATCACAGGCCGACATCGAGGACGTTCCCGGCGTCAAGAAGTGGCCGAAGCCGAACAAGAGCGGCGTTTACAGCGAGGAGGAGCCGCACCTGCGCACGTACACGTTCAGTCACGCGCGCGGCACCATCGAGCTGCGGTTGTTGCAGATCGCCGCCGACAAGTGGATCGAGGCGCGCAGCGCCGAACATCCCGGAAGCGGTCGGGGCGGTCCTCTCACGGCCGACGTCACCTACAGCACCCTGACCTTCGCGCTGCGGGTTTCCTGCACCGACGCCTGCATCGATCTCGCCAACGGCTACGCCGGCGGCGCGCAGAGCTGGAGCAAAGCAGCGCGCAACGGCTGGGCCGAAATGATGGCGCGCTTTGCCATCTGGGCCGAAAGCATCTTGCGCGCTCAGGGCGGCCTCTCGGCGCCTGAGTTGAAGCATTTCCGCACGCTGCTGGACGATCGCATCAACAAGGCGATCGACAAGGGCAACAAGGCAGTAGAGGCCAAAGTCAGGGCGGCCGATGACGACCTGGTCGTGATGCCGCGCGGCGCCAAGCCGCCCCAACGGGAACAGCCTCACGACGATGAAGGACCGGACGTGCTCTTCGACGCTGGCACGCGCTTTGTCGTCATCCACGGCGGCGTCGCCCAAATCGTTGAGAGCTTCAACGCGCTGGCGAGCTACGTGCTCGATGCCGGCGGCAATGTCGGCAAGCGGACGCCGGGTGTCCGACCCGGGCTGCGTGACCCGCGTGATTGGCTCGCCGGACGCGATGGTCATCCGTTCCACTGGCAAGACACGTCGGGTGCGGTTTTTCCCACGATCGAAGTCTACGAGTTGTGGGAGCCGGCGCGGTGACGGCCGATCGCATCGCAGCGACCGTGATCGAGGCTGTGCCCGATCCACTAGCCAAGGTGGGGCCGGCTGAAATCGCCAAGCTGTTCGGACGCGCGCCGTCGTGGTTTGACCGCACCGGCCAGCGCGCCCGGCTCTACGCGGCAGGCTTTCCCCGGCCGATCACACGCGGCCAGTGGCTCAAGCGCGACGTGGTCGCCTTCATCCTGCGCGCCAGCAACACCGACGGCCGGCCGCCGGCGCCGGCTGGGCAACCATCGCCGGCGCCGGTCGACGCGTTCACCGAGGTCATCGGTCGTACGCGCGAACACATGGCGCAACGCCGCAAAACCAGGGGAGAGAACCATGCCCGTTAACCAGGACCTGGCACTGACGGCGGCGCAGGAAGCCGTCGACAAGGTGCTGATCCGCGCCCGCGATCTGCTGTGCGCGACAGGCGTGTGGACGCAGGGCGCCTCGGCCCGCGACTGCTTCGGCAAGTGGGTCGCGACCCGCGACGAGGGCGCCGTGCAATGGTCGCTCGATGGCGCGCTGTGGAGGGTCGCCGACACGGTTGCCGATGCCTACCTGGCCGGCATGTGCATCCGCAAGCTGCTCAACCTGCCGCTAGAAGATCCGACGGCGTTGTGGGCCTGGGGCGACGCGCCGGGCCGCACGCTCGACAGCATCCGCCGCGTGCTGGGGCAGGCGCGCTCGCAGATCCCCGAAATCGTGCAGGGCCGCACCGTATCGGTGACGCGCGCGGTGCACGTCCACGTGCCCGTGCCGCTCGAACCGCCGCCGGCGCGCGCATCGGCACCACAACGAGCGAGAGCCGCACGATGAGCGCCTGGCTCAACCGCTGGCACAACGAAGTGATCCTCGCCGGCATCACCGCGCTGTGGATCGTCATGATGCTGTTGGAGGAAGGCACGCCATGATCGCCTACGTCGACCCTGCCGGCCTCATCGGCCTCAGCTATACCCTGCCGCTGCCGGCACGCAGCATCGCGATCGCCGACGGCCACGACGACAGCGTGCGCGCGGCCGTCGCCTACTGGTGCACGCCAACCGATGACGGCCGGTGGCGCATGCGCCTGCCCTTCTGGGGCGCGCCCGGCTTCGATCGCCTGACGGCGTGGCGCCAGGAGATCATCGCCGACTGCATCGCCGAACGCGCGGCGTACCTGCAGCGCATCCAGGTGGAGGCGCTGACATGACGCCCTTTCCGCGCGACGGATACGAGGTGTGGGCCGTGCCCACGCCGCCGAAGTGCAAACGGCCGAAGCACTGGCAACCGAAGCGCATCGGGATCTACATCACGCGCGAGCTCGCCGAGGCCGTCGTGTACTTCGAGAAGCGCTCGGTGTCGCGAGAGGTCCGGAGCATCGTCCGCTTTGAGATTCGGCGCGGCACGATCGGCATGTGCCGGGAGTGCGGCTGCACCGATCGGCATGCCTGCCCTGACGGCTGCCACTGGGTCCAGCCCGACTTGTGTAGCGAGTGCACAGAGGTTGCTCCATGACCACCAAAAACTCGCCGCTGCGCATGCTCAAAGCGCAGGCCGATCAGATCGCCGGCAAGCTCAAAGCGATCGAGCGCGACGCGCCGGCGGAAAAGAGCAGCATCAAAGTCGGCATCGTGATGGACGACAAAACCATCACGATCGAAATGTCACTGGCGACTATCCGCAGCACGAGCACAGCAGGCATCGCCGAGTACATCCTCAATCAGATGCGAGAGGCGCACGATGCCGTCAACTAGGGAGTTGAATAGGAGGCTCTTCGTCATCGCGGCGGCCGCGCCCCACATCTACGCCTCTCGCATCATCGGCGATTGACCATGCCCGCCGCCGCGCGCCATTTTGCCAGCATGGGCAAGATCGAGGTTCCCTATTTCAACATCCGTCCCAACAAGGATGGCACACGGCGCTTCCTGTTCCAGCCGAAGTCGACCGATCGGGCGGCGGGGTGGAAGGCGGTGCGGCTGCACGACGCGCACCACGTGCCGATCGCCGACGAGATCCAGGCGGCCGAGGCCTGCCGCAAGTGCGCCGACATCTACAAGCGCTGGCGCGAAGGCGATCGCAGTGTGTCGGCCGCCTGGATCGACGCCTGGGGCCTGGTGCGCGAGCCGCCGCCGGCGCCGGCGTCCAAGAAGCGCAAGCATCAGGCGACGCACGCCGTGCGCTATTTCGCGCCGGGCACGCTGGGCGCCGTCATCGCCGACTACAAGGCGTGGAAGCCGGCCATGCGGGTGATCGAGACCGAGGGCAACCGGCGCGGCAAGCGGCGCAAGGCCTACGGCGAGCTGGAGGCCAACACGCGGCGCACCTATGACGCGTGCCTGGATCTGCTGGAGGCGGCATGGGGCGATCGGCCGTGGCGCGCGATCAGCGCCCATGAGGCGCGCAAGTGGATCATGCTGCTGATCGACGAGGCGCCCTACTTCGGCCACTACGTGATGCGGGTGGCGCGCCTGGTGCTGGCGATGACCCGGTTCATCCATCCCGAGGACCACCCCGGCCACGTGCCGCTGGGCGCCAATCCCTTCCGCGAGCTGGCGGTGCCCAGCCCCGAAAGCGAGATCCTGCCGTGGCCCGGATCGCTGATCCATCCCTACGTCGCCTTCTGCGATGCCGCCGGCAAGCCCGGCGTCGGCGACTACGTGCTGTTCAACTCCTGGCTGGGCCAGCGCATCAACGACATGATCGCGCTGCCGGCTGACCGTTTCAGCCTGACGCGGCCGCTGTGGGTCGGCCAGCACAAGACCGGCGCCGACGTGGTGTTGCCCTGGTCGATGGTGCCCGAACTGCAGGCGCGCCACGCGCAGGCCGTGGAACGGCGCGCAGCGCGGGCGGTGCGGGCAACCACCTTCTTCTACGACGATCGCACCGGGCGGCCGTGGGCGCCGGACGAACTGAGCCGCGCCCATGCCGACCTGCGCAGCGGCTTCGGCTTCCTGCTGATGGCCGGCCGGCTCGATCGCACGACGCGCTGGCCGGCCGACTTCCTGGCCAAGCATTTCGAGGACGATCCTTTCGCCGTCGATTTCAGCCGGCTGGAGCTGCGCACCCTGCGCGCTACGGCCGTCACCCTGCTGGCCGACAAGGACGTGAGCCTGCGCGGCATCGCGGCCGTGACCGGCCACAGCCGCAACACGATCGAGCAGATCCTGTCGCGGCACTACCGCAAGCGCACCGCCCGCCAGGCCGGCGCCGCCTTCGCCAAGCGCCTGGCCAGCGAGGGCGGACAGTCGTGAGCATGGTTCCTAAGACCAAACCCTTGATGGACGGCTATACGGCTCGCGAAGATGGGAAACCCGTCGAGGCCAACCCGCACAAGACCGAGGCCGGGCCGCGCAAGCTCATGCGCGATGCCTGGGATGAAGGCTGGTACATCGCCGACGATCACATCAAGGCTGAGCACTCCGAGGCCATCGCGCGTGCGCTCAAGGCGGCGCGCAAGCGCTGA